GTCACGGATGTCGTCAAGGTAGGGCGGCTTCTCTTTCCTGTTGCCCTTGTACGGGGCAGTGACTGCAATGTCTTTTCTGAAGTTGTTGCTGCCAGTCAAGTACACGCAGTAATGCTTGATCTTGGGGTCTGCGTTGGCTACGATGTGCTTGACGTACTGGTCAGCTATGCGCATCAGGTCGTCAAAGTCATCAGCCTCTCGTGAGAAGGCAGTGCGGTAGGCTATAATGTCTCCGTCAATCAGTAGCATCGTCATCCCTCTCAGCCAACATATATAACATCAGCTCCTCCAGTGCCACTCCTGTCCACACAGCGGCTGCTATGCCCCATAGGATTACTTCATAGCCAGCTCCAGAGTAGAAGGCGGCTACGACACACAGGACCGATAGCGCTAGGCTTGTTAGGAAGTGCTTGCTCATGCCGCTGTATCCTCGTTTGAAATAAATGCCGGTCTGTTCCCGGCTGTCAGCTCGACCTACGAGCTACTACGGCACTACACCCCCACAGGTTCAGAGCAAGTCGTCATCGTCATCAGAGCTATCAGCACCACCGTAGACTACCAAGTCAGTGATGACAATCTTCTGAAGAGACGGGGAGCGGTCAGGAGCGCCCACTGGTTTCTTCTTAGGTACGTAATAGGTCAGTCGCACACTGGCTCGACTACCGTTGCCAATAGAGCCTGGGTCGGCAATCAAGTCGCCGTTGGTGTCCAGAGGCACCATAGGCCTGACGCTCTTGCACACAATGAAGTTACCCTTCTCAGGGCGGTCATTGCGTGTACGCGCCTTCAGCCCCAGTGATTCCAGCAGGCTCAGGTGCTCAGGCGTCAGATTGACAAGATCGACCTGATACTTACCAGACAGGTTGTTGGTAGTGTTGAAATAGCACCATGCCAGTTCGACGTTCTTGAGCACTACTGAGTTTTCATTAGCCATCTTTGTTTCCTCTTTTGTGACGTTATTGTCATTGTTGAACAATGGAGATAATATAGTGTTGTGGTGGTGTTGTCAAGGGCTTTAATGCGTCTCAGCCCACGATTTACCTATTTTGTATTCGCCGCTCAAGGGGCAACGGCACCCTAACGCTACTCCAGCATCCCTGATGGCCTCTACAGCATACTTACCCACTGTCTCAGCCACTTCAGGAGCACATTCGATCTGCCACTCATCGTGGACGTTCAAGACAAACAAGGCTTCTATGCCTTCTTTGCGCAGGCGCTTGTACAGAACAATCAAGGCCTTCTTCATTACTATTGCGCCAGCGCCCTGAAGCAGGGTGTTCAGTGCAGAGTGCTGACTGCGCACACGGATCATGCGCCCATCAAGCCCAGGCAGCTTACCAGCCATCGACATACGCTGTACCTTGTCAATCAGCTTGCGCAGCTTAGGCATGTTAGCCATAAAGCGATCAATCATAGCCGCTCCTTCCTTGAAGCCTCCGTTGACGATCTGGCCTATCTTGCCCGGACCAGCTCCGTACAACAGAGCGTAGATGAACGTCTTAGCCTGATCCCTTGTGTCCAGACCAGCAGCTACCTTGTTGCGCGTATGGACATCAGTGCCCTTGTCCTTGTCGCCTGAGACTACTGAGTCAGTGAAGCCGTCATCGCGCATGTAGTGAGCCAGCATACACAGCTCTAGCGCACTAGCATCAGCGCCTACGAGCACCTTGCCATAAGCAGGTACAAACAGCTCCCTGCACTCCTTGCCCATGTAGGAGCCGCCAGCAGGCACCTGAGCCATATTGGGACTAGCGTGTGTCATACGGCCTGTTACAGCGCCTATGGTATTCACGCGCCCGTGTATGCGCCCTGAAGGCTTACAAGCAATGATCCACTGGTTAAGCAGTCCGTCACGCTTTTGCAGCGTCAGGTACTCGACTACCAGCTTAGCCTCTGGTATGTCAATGGTGTCCAGTACGGTCTCTGACAGCTTGTAGCGGCCTGTCTCAGTCCTGTCAGTTAACTGATTCCCTACGCCCAGCTCGAACAGACGCTCTACTACCTGCTGCCTGCTACCGACATTGAAGACCTCCTGATACACCTTCAGGGGCTTGTGTGTGTTTACGCTGTACAGCTCTACAGTGCGGGGCGGGAAGAGTATCTGAAACTTCTGTTCTATCTCAGCCATACGTGCCTGGACGCGCTCACGCAGCATCAGCGCCTTGACCAGATCAAAGCCTACGCCATTGTCCTCCTGCTCCCTGATGATAATGGCGGTACTGTGTTCTATGTTGACACACTGCTCAGAGAAGCCCTCATCAGCCAGCTCACGCACCAGTGTCTTGTGTAGCTTCTCCAGCAGCTCAATGTCCCTGATGCAGTAATCAATCATCTCAGCAGAGAGTCCAGCGTCATAGTCCCTGAAGGTGCCCTTCTTGAAGCCCATGCGCTCACCCCAAGCATCAAGGCTATGCCCGTTGTCCATGCTAGGGTTCAGGAGCCTTGACAGCAACAGTGTATCTACCATCTTGGCTGGTGGGATGATTATGCCCCACAGGCGCTTGGCAATGACGGCATCAAAGCCTACAAGGTTATGGGCTATGACTTTATCGGCCTTCTGCACCAACGGAGCCAGCTCAGCCGCTTCAGTCACTATGCGCCTGTTCTGTCCGTCTTCGCTGACACCACAGCACCAGATAGTGTCATGGGCCATATTGGTCTCAAAGTCAATGTAGAGGTTCATTGTGGTGTCTCTTGAATGCCCTGCCTTCTCTTGTTTTTGTACTGTCTAGCCCCTTCACAGGCCGGACAGCCGCCGTGGCTCCTACAACTTGGTGAGACTGATTTTGCCCCATAGAGCCTCTTGCGTTTTTCCTTGCCGTGCTTTATAGCCTTGTCCAGACTCATGGCTCCTCCTCGTCTTCAAACAGTTTATCTTCATCAGGCAGAACAGGCCCACGTAAGTCCTCTCGCTCTATCACATCGAAGCACCCTTTAATGTGTTGAAAGCACCTCTCACACATATCAAGGTACTCACCAGACGCTGCTGACTTGCGTGTCGCTTCAAAGTCAGTCAATATGCAATCACAGGCTACGCAGCGCATACGCTACTCCTTAGTTCTTCTTGTAATTCATGCACTCAGGCACCCGCACTGAGTAGTCTACGATGACACGTTGCTCTTTCGCCTTCTTCTTTATCTCAGGCGTCAGAGCCCTGCTACATGTGTCGCCTTTGGTACAGAAAGCGTAGTAGGGACAGTAGGGCAGGCTGGTTACAAAGTCTTTCATTGATTCTCCTCGTTAATAGTATGTCCCCACTGGTCAGCCATTGCTTCTGCGATGCCCAAGTAAGTCAGGCTTCTTAGCTTCCAGCGGTCTTCACTGGGGGGCATCTTGTGGATTCTGTCAGAGCGCCCTTCTACTACGTCAGTAGGCTCCAGATTTGGTAGGTTCTTCAGCCACAGACATGTTGCCTTAGTCTCCCCGTGCCCAAACATCCACGGTTGGACTATCTGGTCTGGTTTGCGTATGCGGCTGGAGATGATGCTTATGGGGTTCTCCAGTGCTATCCTGTCAATGGGGGCTTCCAGCAACAATCTGACAAACGCCAGCGCCTCCTGCTGCTCTACCTGCTTATCCTTGAACCATCTAGCGCCACTGACTGCCAAATGTGTGCAGGGCGGGTGAGCTATCATAATGTCCCAGCCATGGTAGAGAACGTCCCTGACATCGCCCTCATAGTGAGGACCCGCAGAATCCGTAGGCAGCAAGTCACAGGACAGGGCATCGTGGCCCCTACGCAGGAAAGCATCCCTGACCCGTCCACTGTACTCACAAGCTACTAATACTTTCATAGTTCGTCCAAGCTCTCAATGAGCCTTCCAGTGTACTTGTTATAGACAAGGTGCGTTGCTACCCCTGTCTCCCCTGTCATCCTATTCTTGAGCACCCTCAAAGTCAAGGTGTTCCTTGTACGCTCATCTTCTGCCTGGGTGTCACGCTCGACACCTATGACCACATCTGACAACTGAGCAATAGAGCCTGAGCCCCTGAGTAGATTAAGGCTTACGTGTCCCCCATTCTCCAGTGGCTTCCCATCTGGTCTGGTCAAATGCGATACCAACTGAAGGGAACAATTGGACTTCTGCACCACTTCAGAGCGCAGGCGCGTCATTATCTCGTCAATCAACTGCCTCTCATTCACCTGAGCGCCTAAGCCGTTAATGACCATGCCAAGGTGATCCAGCACTAGCAGCCCACAATCAAGCCCTTTAGTGTAGTAGTTCAGCCTTGATATGACATCATCAATACTGGCTCCAGCACCATCGCGCCACAGGAACATGCGGTTTTCCAGCTTCAGCGCTTCGTAGGCAGTGTCAATTTCACCTTCTGCGTACTCAATGCCGGGCAGGTGTATCTGCTTGCCTAAGTGCAGGCCTATAAGCCCCTTAGCAGTGCGTACAGCGTCCTCTTCCAGAAAAGCAGTACCTATGTTGACTTCACTACTCGTCAGGGCGTTGTAGACTATCTCGCGGTTAATAGACGACTTACCTACACCACTGCCAGCGGCCCAAGTGACAATGGTGTTAGGGTGAATACCCAGCAGCATCTTATTCAAGCCACGCCACGGGTACAGCAGCTCTGCCTGCTGCGTAGGTCTCTTGATTTCCTGACGCAGGCTCCCCATGCTTACAATCCCGTCAGGAGTGTACCTCTCTGCTCTCCAGAACGCTGTCATAAAGTCGCTGGTACGCCCCTTGATGTAGTAGTCACAGGCGTCCTTAATGCCTTCAGGGTGGCGCATGATCTTGCTCTTGCCACCGAATAGCTGGGCCACCTCTTGAGCAGCAGTCTGTCCGGGCTCATCAGAGTCGAAGCACACCACCACGTTATCGAAGCTATCCAGCCACTCGTATGCCTTCTTGCAGTCACTGAGGGCGCCTCCAGCTCCATTGCGGATGCTGACTACAGGGTACTTGCTGCCCATTAGCTGGTACGCTGCCATAGCGTCTTCTTCGCCCTCTGTGATAGTGACGTACTTGCCCCCAGCGGGGAAGTTCTGCTGCCCGAACAGTGCCGCAGTCTTAGCGTCCCCTACCCAAGGAAAACGCTTGTCCGGGTAACGCATCTTGATAGCTACCATCTTGGTAGGGTTTCCCCGGTCGAAGTAGCCGTAGTACGTCTTTTCTGCTGTGTGCAGCGCCTTGTAGTGCTTGGCTGTCTCCGCTTTTATGCCACGGGCAAGACAGCCCTCATACTGCCCAGTCACCACAAGGTTCTCGACACTGGAGAATGAGGGCTTAGGTGTAGGCTTCTGTTCCTCCACAGCCTCCAGAGCCTCTTGTGGCGCATCAAATTGAGTGAGGCACGAAAAGCAGTATATCTTGCCTGACTCATCCAGACTCGCAGCGTCACTGCTGCCGCAAGTGTCCTGATTAGGGCAAGGTATGTGTGTTTTGATAAAGGCCATTTATAGCTCCTATGCTTTCGGGGCG